CGCCCCGCTTTATAGGTGATAATTTCACCCTCCAAACCAGCCGATAGCTTGCTGGCCTCACTAGACCCAACCCCTCTCAATTAAGGGAGAGAAGGGTCTAAACAGATTACCCGTGGGTATCGCTACCCACTGGCGGTCTGAGAGCTCTGAGCATACCAGAAGACAACTTGATACGCTCAAAGATGCCATCAACGCTGTACCCCGGCCCCACTTCAACCCCTTTAACAGGAGATAAAGCAGAGAAAGGAATCCAGCGTCGATGTGACCGCCAAGTACCCTGCGTAGCATTTCCGACATAACCTTTCTGTTCACGTCCATTTTCATGGACAGAACTAGGGTTAGAGGTCAGGGTACGACGCAGTTTATACGAGTACATTGCGTCCTCACGTGCCTCAGTGTACCGAGGCTTGAAATCCAACACGTGGCAGCTAAAGCCACGATTAGGATCTGAGTGAAATTCACTCAAAGGGCGCAAGAAACCGCCATCCTCCGCAACCCCAAAAGGGATGCGAGGGAATGGCCTCAGGGGATAGGCATTCGCCAATACCTTGAGTGCCCCAGCGACGATATTACTACCATCGTTAATCTGGAGCCGGTCAGCCAACCGAACAAGTCGGTTGTGTGCACGTATAATCTCAGAAGGATGATTCACAACTTCCTTCTGGTAGACGGGTGTAACTTCAACGGACCTGTGGAAATGATTCCCACAAGACTCGAAGAAGTAACCATCTTTGAAAGACTTCTTAGCGTTCACAGTAAAACCACACACGTTAAGACATTCGACAACAAACTCGAATGACTCACGTGGAACGATAATGTCATCTCCATAGACGGACACAACGCCTACGCTACCAAGAGACTCCACAACTGAGCAACAAATCGCCCAGAAAATGAGAGTTTCGAGCTCGAAACAGAAAGCATTCCCCATGGATGCGAACTTTTCAGTCCGAATCCACTCGCCTTCCACCAAAGTTTCTGGTGATCGGAGAGAATCAAGGAATACTGCCCAATCGAGCGGTAGCAAATGGTACACAAGTTCTCTGGAGATGGTGTCGGACGCCGCGCTCAAATCGAGCGTGGATAACCCGCAGGAATACGCAACACGCGCATACTGTTGGTTAATGGACTGGTCGTCCAGATCGACACCAAACCGCTTCAATCGACGGCGCATATAGCTGTGAACGCCTTGCTGGAGAAAACTATTTCCAGTAGGTTCTGCAGCGATGCAACGATCGGTTTTGGCGGACTTCGGAACAGTCAAGAACCTCGATCCTCGCACGATTTGCACCGTGTTCGGAAGAAGACTGTATCTGCCCTCTGGGTGAGAGCCCAGGTAGCAGGCAGCCCAATGAGGGTCTGACTGGACAATAGCGCGCCAGTAAGGCAACGCAGCTAAAGTTACCGAAGTAGTGAGGGAAATCTTTTTATCGGGCGTAGCTTCCTTTCGACCAAGGTCGAAGGTAGCGCCCGGTCCCCACTTGCAATCGGCCAAGACGACAGGTAACCGTAACGATCCAAGAACGGAAGCTATTTTACGTTGCGTGCTGAAAAGCACAGCTTCAACGCGACCGGAAAAAGGTCGAAGCGACTGCTCCCGGAATCGAATGTTAACCTGTCGGCATGACTCCTCAGAGAGTTTCCACTTT